GGGGTATCGTCACTAGTCTGAGTTTCCTTCATAGTGACACTTCCGTTAGACCCAATAAGGGTGCTACCTATAGCGGAAAGACCTTCTACTACATTTGTACCATCACAATACAACAGCATTTTATTACCGTTTTGTACAGTAACACCTGTACCTGTAGAGGTCTTAAACACAATATCTTTACTACCACTAGTGCCATTTTTAACTACATACAACTTTTCTTTGGTGGGACATATAACATTACGATCTGCTGTTAAAGACCCGCTAAGTTGAACAATCATTTGTCGGGCTTCATCTGTAGACCCGTTATTAGCGGTTAGAGTGTAATTAGCATCCGTCATGGATACCGCTGCAACCCCCGCTATGGATTCTTCTAAAAGAGTCCCAAGATTGGTATTAGTGGTAGTTCCCCATGTACCAGACTGGTCGCCTGATCCTATAAGTTCTATCCGTAATCTGTCTGAATATGTACTAGCCATTTAAGTTCCTAAATATATAAATTTATGGGTCTATTTCTGTCCAAATTGTACTCGCATCACTTACTTCAGTCCATCCACCAGAAGGCCCGGCACTGACTTCACTCCAACTGACAGACGAACCGTTACTTACTTCCGACCATCCACCAGACGGCCCTTCACTAATTCCACTCCAACTAGCAGACTCCCCGTCACCTATAATTTGCCATATCAATACATCATTAGTACTTACTGTAGTTGAAATACCTGTTACAGCAGCATCAAAATCTATTTTAAGGGATACTTCCCCTATTGATGCAACAAACCTATTACCTGTAAGGGTTACATTTCCTGCTCCAGTTACAGTAACACTACTTATACCAGTCGTACTAGCTGACCCAGATACGCTAACACCCATAAATGTAGGATCAACTGCGGCAAATGCTGACGAAGAATATTGTGCAGTTCCAAACATTTATTTATCCATATGAGTAAAATGTATTGCGTATATAAGTGCTATTGCTAAACAAACTAATGCGATACCCGCAAGTACCGTAAATAAAATCTCAAAAAACATGGTAACTGCTGAACACGACATTATTCATTACCCTTCCAGCGTATCTACCCGTGCCTCTAACGCAGTTACTTTCGCACTAAGTTCTTGAATTGCTTTGGTTAAAATCGGTACGAGGGCCGATGCTTTTACTCCCTTTTTCATGTTTGTTGTGCCGTCTTTCCCCTGCGGATTGATGTCATGTGATTGAACTAATCCGGGAAATACTTGCTCAATTTCTTGTGCTACAAATCCGATTAATTTTTTATCAGACATTGAAGGGTGATGACTTTCCCTCCAGTTAAAATTACGCACCCTTAACCGTTCTACATCTGCTAACTTAGCGGTAGCATCCGTAATGTTCTCTTTCAAAGTTTCATCTGAATCTACCCACCCACCATCGGCTGTCCAAAAATCACCACTTGAAATTATCATAAATCTTGCCGCAGTAGCGTCTGAAGCAAAGAAAAAGTCGTTAGTGCTATTGTTGTCGGGCGTGGCATTAGGATAATGCACAAATAAGCCATAAGGCCCCGTACCGTCCGTGTTGGTTGATGTATTGGCTAATTTTAGCGTCCATTTACCGTCGTCGTTAGCTGTGGTTGTGGCAATAATATGTGTCCGACCAGCCTCGACAGCGTTGTTAACAAGCAGGTTCCCTTCTGAGGAAATACGAACTTTTTCAGCAGCGGCTTCACTTGACCCGGTTTTAAATATTAATGATGTTGCATTGCTACTACTGCTAAAATCCCCTTCACTAACAGCTTCTAGTCCAGCAGCAACTAGGACAGCATCTGTACCTGTACCTTCATCAGGAGCTTGAAAATTGATTACCCCAAGTTTATCGTCAGCCGCAATATCTGTTTCTCCGGTCTGAAGTGTTAGGGTCATTGGGGTATCGTCCCCCGTAGCTGTGTTTTTCATATTAACGTCACCCACAGCACTGATAGTCATCTTCTCGGTTGCGGCCTCAGAAGCCCCTGTTTTAAAACTTAATTTGGTAGCGTTATTGTCTGAAGCATGTGTATCTGTAGCTACAGCATCAACCGAAGCTGCGGTAAGGACAGCATCCGTACCGCCCGAATCTCCCCCAGTAAACCGTAAACTCCCAATAACATCGTCAGCTACAATAGCATCCTCTTCACTTTTAAGATTGAGTACGACAGGTCGATTGTCGGTATCCGCAATAGTATTTGTTAGCGTAAGCCCTGTATCATGTACATGTGCGAGTGTTATTTCCGAATTAACCCCCCAAGGAAGAGAAGCCCCATCAGTAGTCAATACCCCCTGCCCGCCAATATCACCAAGCACTTCAGAAGCTGACCTACCCTCTATGGTGGTTCCAGCTACCCTTAAAAAGTCATCATCTGCTACACCAGACGTAAATTTAGGTACATTATTATTAGATATACCCGTATCCTGTGTAGCAGCAGACCCCAGACCTAAAGAAGTCCTTGCAGTAGCCCCCGATTCTGCAACCCAATTAGACCCATCACCTACTATAAAGTTGCCATCCGAAACTGCTAACCCTGCAATATCCGTTAATTGAGCGTCACTTGCCTGTGCGCCTATGTCACTAAGCACCTCACTAGCACTACGCCCCTCGATAGCCGTACCATCAATTCTAAGAAAGTCGTTATCCGCCGCTCCTGACGTAAATTTAGGTACGTTATTATTAGATATACCTGTATCTTGAGTGGCGGCTGATCCTAAACCTAAAGAAGTCCTAGCTGTAGCTCCAGATTCCGCAACCCAATTAGACCCGTCACCTACAATAAAATTACCATCAGATACAGCAAGGCCAGCAATATCAGTAAGTTGAGCATCACTAGCTTGAGCCCCTATATCGCTTAAAACCTCGCTGGCACTGCGTCCTTCTATAGCTGTGCCGTCTACCCTAAGAAAATCATCATCCGCTACACCAGACGTAAATTTAGGTACGTTATTATTGGATATACCTGTGTCTTGGGTAGAAGATGATCCTAAACCTAAAGAAGTCCTAGCTGTAGAACCACTTTCTGCTACAAAATTAGACCCATTTCCTACAATAAAATTACCGTCTGTTACCCCTAAACCTGCAACATCCTGCAACTGTGCGTCTAGCCTAGCATTAGCTACCGTGCCTGTTAGTTGGCTTGCGTCAATGGTTTTATTAGTAAGCGTCTGGGTATCCGTAAGAGTTACTGCTTTTTCAGCAGGGTAGGTAACAAATACGTCTTTAGTTCCAGAAGCAAAATCAACAGCACTATCGGAATTACTAGATTTAAGAACAGTAGTCCTAGTTAATGTACCTGAACCTACAGTACCAAGACCAACTTCCCATTCACTAGCAGTTTGATGAGCTATAGCGTAATAAGTAGTATTGGTAGACCCAATACCATCAGAAAAAGTTTGATACCCTGTTGCGGCCCCCGCTAAAGTTACTGCCCCTGTACCTGTAGTGGTTGTAGACTCCCTTACCCTATCCGCTAAAACAAATGCCATAATTATTCACCCCTATGCTAACCTTAATATAGCTGCTGTCGCACTAGCTGTAGGAAACTGAATGGTAAAATCCCCCGCAGTAGCGGACTTATCAGCACCGAAATCCAATATAAGTACAGTAGGATTTGTTAAAGACAAAGAAGTAGTATTAGGAGTTGTATTATAAATTATTGCGCCTCTAGCGGTAATAGTAACTGTGGAAAAAACTAAATCCGCAAAATCTACATAAGCTGTAGTTCCTGAAGTAGCGGGGTCTACTTTTGTTAGTGTAGCTCCTCCAGCCGTGTAATTAGTCCCAGTGGCTTCATTAGTAGCGGAGTATGCAGTAGTGCTTGCATCCAAAGAAGCAGAAGATGTATATAAGGCTAACTTAAAGGTATCCCCTGATGATAAATCAAAATCATGCGCCCCATTTAATAATTCTTTTTTAAATGAAGTACATATTGCCTGTGTAATAGCCATTAAAGTCTCCTAATAACCGCCGCTGCATCATGTAATCCAGCCTGATTTAGTTCATTAATTAATGTAGTCCTGTCGCTTTTAACCGCTTGTTTTAAATATATTATTATAATATCTCGCACTTGTTTTTGGAAGGCTCTGGCTTGGTCTTTAATCACCGGAGGGCATGTATCCCCAACAAATAAAATTTTTTCCATTGCCATATCCGCTAATTCTTCAGGAGTCATACCCCGAAAAGAAGTAGTAGCAACAGAAACTTTACCTACATGGCTGTTAAACGAAGAATCCAGCATTAAGCCACCTCGTATCTAACTTGCCCAGATCTATAGGTATCCCGCCTATCCTTACCATCCCCAAGCATTTTTAATTGTTTCATCCCTTCATCATAACGGCTTTTATACAGAGTCATTAAATCGACATCACCTTTCATATAGGTATATGCTTCCAATAGACATCCATATAACAACACTTGCTCATAATTATCCCCTAACCAAGTAGTAGCAGCGGAAACTATAGACGTTGGGTAATAATAGTAATGTAATTCTACAGTATAGGTAGCATCTGGAGTTGGGGCTAAAATAAAAGTATCATCATCAAAAAGAGCATAATATTTAGGGAGCCCAGTGGTAGAAGAATTGTTATACGCTTCCCGTATCCAGTTGACATCTTTATTAAGAAGATAGGAATAATTACTGCTACTGTTTAAAACCGCTAAAGAATACGGGGCTAAAAAATCAGAAGGGGTTTGCAAATAAGTATTGCTGGAAGTAGTAGTACCTGTAGAATTTTTCCGTAAATTAGGTATTTGTACTTCATTATATATACGTTGTTCAGCTTGTTTAATAATCTCATCAATATGAGTCACAAACGAAGTTTCAGTGTTTTCCGTATAATCTTTTATTGCTTGTACTAAATTTGTGTAATTCATTATCTATACCCGCCAAATAAGGACATAAGCCCGCCAAAACCACCATATCCCCCGTAACCCCCACCATACCCCATAGGTGACATACCATAACTATTTAATCCATAACTTCCGCCGTACCCCATAGGTGACATACCATAACCCCCGCCATACCCCATAGACGACATACCATAACCTCCACCATAATTTCCGCCATAACCACCGCCATAACCCATAGGTGACATACCATAACTACCTAATCCATAACCTCCAAAAGGAGACCTAAACTGTTGAGTAAAAAAGCTATAGGGGTTGTACTGTTGATACTGTGTTTGTTGAGGAGGTTGTACAGGTTCTTGTGGCGGCACAACAGGGGAAGTAGGCGTAGTAGGGGCAGTCCCCGTAGCTGATGGGGGCGGTGGTAAAGGTTGATCTATAATATCCATAATTACCCTATCTTAACTCTAACTGTGCCTACAATCATATTAACCTTAGTGCTAGACGGCCCTTCAAAATCTACATTGCCATCCCCCACAGGATCAAACCCATATACCCCCCTACCAGAAATAGCTCCAGTAGGTCTAGGATTTTCTAACGCTTGTGGGTCACTTATCTTGTACCGACCTAAAAAATTTTGCGGTTGATCTGCGTCATATACATCTTTACCTACTCTGAGACCAGTTTTTACTCCAGCGTGATATTCATATTTTAGATCTTTTAACGGATAACGAAACCCCGTTTTATCACAGAATCCAAACGCCAATTTCCCAGAAGCATATTTAGACATAATTTAAATTATGCAAACCTATTGGAAGTTTTAGTACCTTTAGTAGCCGCGCCTACATAATTCATCTTCACAGTCTGGGTGTTAATCTTATTAGGATACCCTGCAAAGTTAGGCACAGGTACTTTTTTAGGTTGTCTATATTTATTTGGTGCTTTCATTATTTTCTCCTATATGGAACTAATGTTAGGAACGAATTGGACAGATGCTTTACTCCTGTCTTCATCCGCCGCCAAGGAAAACTGCTCCTCGTAAGCAGCTTTAAGAAGAGCCACTCGTTCGATGCCCACTTCAGGACGCTTGAGGGCCACATGGTAGGCCAAACCTGCAACAAGTGGAGGAATAAACCTGCTAGGGATATCGTATGTATTAGAGGCAGCATCACCAGCATCCTCAATACGCCGGATACGCCAATATACCAAGGTATAAGTAGATGCTGAATCGGGTGTGGGCCATAAAGTGACAGTAGGGGTTGCTTGGCGATCCACGTAGATTTGGACGGGTTTACCTTCGCTGTTTTTTGCGGTAAGTGTGGCATATGTAGACCCCGATATTCTTGAAAGTGATTGATCCGATTGAGAAGTTCCTGATCCTGTACGTATAACATGTTCTAATAAATCCACTGTATCTGCTGGAAGAGTATAAGTAGCTGTTCCTGCAGTAATAGCTTGAGTCCCACTAGCTACTGTCCACAGATTTAAACCTCTATTAGACCATTCAGCCGCCATAATATTTAAACTACGCCGAGCAGTACGCAAATCGTACCCACTACGCATTTCCAACCCGCACCGTTCAAATGCATCCTCGCATAATTCTGCTATATCTGGGCCAAAAGTCGCTGTTCCACTAGTCGCCATAACTTTCCTCTAAATACTTTTTAGCTTCATTTAATCGAGCCACATTATCATCAAAATGACCCAATCCTAAATTACATTTGCGACACAATAACCCTCGTATTTTTCCGGTCTTGTGGTCGTGGTCTATACACAACGAAGTATCAGTACCTTTCTTCTTGCATATTTTACACCTAAACTTTTGTTTTTCCAGTAAACTCCTAAAATATTCTGGAGTTATACCATGTCTCCTGCACTTACCTAATAAACTTTCGTGTTTCCTATTTAACTTCTTACGTATAGCAGTCTTACGAACTGCTCTTTTTTTATGCTCAGGATTACTAGCGTACCACTGTTTCCTATAACTATTATAACAATCTTTACAAATAGTACGTATGCCTATACTTCTATCCGACCTAGCCGGGAATTTATTTATAGGCTTTTTTATACTGCATTTACTACAAGTATAATGCTT